CGGCGATGGGGCGTTCACCGAGCATGTCCGCAAGATCACGCTTTGCCGTGAGACTGTCGAAGCCGCCGCAGGACTGCACCCGGATGCCGAACGGGTCCGCGATCCGCTCGATCTGCGGAATCATGCCCCCGGCTTCTACAATGAACATCAGCCGTTGCGGCTGGCCTTCCTGGCGGTCGAGCCTGAAGCCGCGCGCGTGCTCCAGGAACGCTTCCGCCAGTTCGCGCGGCCCGCTCCAGGCCACCGGCTCGCGCACGGTGACGCCATCATCACGGATAGCGTCGAAGGGGATCAGGCCGGCGCGGCGGGCGCGGTTCAGATGCTCGCCTAGCCGTGAATAGGCTTTCTCGGTCTTGTCGTATCCGCTCGCGCCGACCAGCCGGTAGAAAATCTGCCTGATGGTCAATGGCAGGTGGTCGGCATACTCCGCCAGCACCGCCCGCACCTGTTCCAGCAGCGCGCGGGTCTTTTGCTGCGGCTCCCATGCGGCCAGCCCGCGAACGCGGGTGGTTCTGCCGCTTGCGGGTAGGCTCGTCGCCTCGTGTCCATCGCGCACTTGTCCTGGCCCTTATCTGGGCTGACCCACGGACGCGGCTACAGGCAGGGGAAGGAGGGGGTTGCGCTCCGAATCAGCGCAAACTACGTTCCTGTTCGCATAGTCTTGCCTGCTGCACCACGCCCGTGGTCAGCCACTTGAGTTTCGAAACGGGGGCCTCGCGCGGAGTTGGAAGCTCTGCTCGAGGCTCCCCGCGTTTCAGCCGGTATCCATCGTCATCGTCAGTCCTCCGAGTTGCCTCTGGGTAAACGTCGCTGGGGCGGGTGCCCTCAGCGTTAGTCGCGTGAGCCTCGCGCGGTCCGCAGATTCGGGCAAGGCAGTTCACGGCGCGGTCACCTTGGCATTGATGCCGCGCAAAATCTGAAGCTGTTTCGTTGACGGCGGCTGTTCGTAGGTCGCTAACACGGCCACGAAATCGGTTTCCCATCGCGACAGGCGGTCGCAGCCCGTGCAGCGTGCCACCATCGCGCGCCAATCCTCGGGCTCGGGCTCGGCCTGCACCAGATCGGCCCAGGTCAGGCCGGCGGCGCGGACCATGCGCGAGGCCAGCAGACCCGCCGCCGCGCGCTCGCCGTCGAACGGCGACTCCAGCCGCGACAGGACCGCCGCCAACTTGGCGCGGGGGATCATGGCGCTCACGGGTGCGCCGCTCCGTTGGACTTGCCGCTGCCTTGGCCCTCGTTCGTGTTCGGCATGGGCAGATTGCCATCGCCTGTCGGGCCTGGCCGCGGTGAAACCGTTTTTAGGCCGGCCTTGTCAGCGGGCCAGCTCGGAGGCGCGCCGTTCGGGCGCAGCTCGTTCCCGTCAGGCCGAGGTTCGAAACCGAACTGCTCGCGCGCTTCGTTAGCCGAAATAACTCCGCTTTGCACTAGTGCCGTGAGACCACTCACGGCTGTTTGGTAGTTTCCGCGCTGGAGCCCGTCAGCCTCTATAACAAGGCTTAGATCGGACCCAGTGCCAAGCACCGAGAACTGGAAAGCGCACTCGATCTCACGGATGACCGGCACCAGGGCAACCTGCGCCAGCGTCGTTATGAATGTTGAAAGATCGGTCGGCGCTCTGCTTTCGCTTTGCTGGATCAGCTCGCTGGGCACACCCAGGGCCGCCGCGATTTGAATGGTCGCAAGTCGCCTGTGGGCGGTGAACTCCGCGTCGGTGGACGAGATCGCCATCGGCTCGAGCTTGAAGCCACCTTCTAACAGTGGGACCTTGCCCGAATTTAAAGAGCCTGCGAAATCGCTTACCCACTCATCCTTTCTGCGCCTTTGGTCCGGCGTCAAAAAGTTCGGAGCGGTCAGCACCGCTGAGGGTCTGAGCTGGTTTTTGAAAGTTGCCAGCGTTTGTCTGGAGATTTCCGCACCCTCTCGAACCGCAGCGGGGCAGCGTTGCAGGATGCCGCTACCAAGGACTCCGTCACTCGAAGCAAGCTTGGAGTGCATTACGTCATCCGACAGCAGGCGCGGAGGCAAGCCCAGCAATTCCGCCTGCATGCTTTTCGACTGCACGTCGAAAGCTAATTTCCGGCCCTCGCTGCTGCTCACAATGCGCGGTGCGAGCCATGACCAGGGGACGTAGACCAAGCCCGTGGGTGCGCCGCGGCCATCGCGGATAACCCAGGCGATTGCGTTGCCAAATTTCAGCAGGTCGCGGACATAGGAATTGATGGTTGTCGGCCAACTCATGTGCTCAGAAGGCCGGTCCGTGATGCGCACGGCTGGTGTCGTGCTCGGTGCTTCTGCGCCGTTCTGCATGATCGTGGCGGGGAGAGATGCAATCAGGGTCGAAATCAAATTTATGCAGCTCGCCGCGGCGGGAACAGCCTCCACGTCGCCGCCGTATGGCTCGCCGAAAGCGGGCCACGGGGGCAGCGAGTAGAAGCCGCCCGCATCGCGCCTCTCGGTCCGCCGGAAGATGTTCCACCAGGCCACGGCTACAGCAGCTCCCGACGCAGCCGGCGCAGCCTCGCGCGGTTGTCGATGAACGCGAGGGAGCGGGCGTGCACTTCGGTTCCGTCATACGCAGGCAGCGCGACCGCGGAAACTTCTACAAGTTCGATCCGCGTCAGTTGGCGGACATCGCCGCGCGATGACCACACGTCGCCACCAGGCGGGATCCGAAAGCCAATAGATGCACCTGTGATGGTCGCGGAACGCGTCAGTTCCAAGATGTCATCAGCCGCCCTGGTCGCCGGCAGCGTCGCCTCGAACGCGAGCCCGCGGTCGTCCTCGCGCAGCGTCAGACTTGCGTTGCCGGTGCGGGCCAGAGGCATTGAGAAGTCGTGATGTGCGAGTAGAAAAGTCTCCGCGCCGGACGTTAAGTGCGCGCTGAACGCACCGCGGCGGATAACCTCAGACACCCGACCTATTTTCGCCGGCCTGTCCCAGATCGCCCCATACCCAAACAGGGTGCGTCCCGCGATGACGCGCAGCTCAGCCGCCGCGGCGCGCGTCTCCAGGCCAGGTGTCACGGCGTGATGCCGGTGATCTTCGCCATCGCCGCGGGATGCGCGAGCTGCACGTCCATGCGCAGCCAGGCGACAAAGCCAACCTGGCCCTGGTCGGCGTAACGCTCCAGCAGTTGCGAAACTTGAAGTTGCGTTCGCATGCCGATGGCAACGGTGCCAAAATTGCCCAGCAAAATTTGACTTTCGACGCCGCTGGAGCCGCCGGTGATCGGAACGCTCGTTGTCGAATACTGCGGAATTCCCGCGAGCCGCGGCGGGATGGTCATCGGATCGGCCAGGCTGTTGATGAAGCCGTTGATCTGGCGAGCGGTCCGCGGAGCCATCACCATGGCGGTCACAGTCGGGCTGTTCGCCGCCTCCAGGGCCTCGACCGCGTCGAGAATTTCCGTGTAGTTCGTCAGCAAGCCGCCGCCCGGAACCGTCTGCACTCCCGTTGTGTTGGCGATGCCGGTCGGATTGTTAGGAGCGCCCGAACCGAACAGAACGGCGGAATCGACCGCGAGCCCGGCAGCCTGGCCGATTACATTTTGAATTGTCTCGGAAGTGTTGACGCCGTCCTCAAGCAGTTCGCGGCTCATTCGAACCAGCAAAGCCCATGAGCGGGCGGCCAATGTGACGCGATCAAATGCTGGTTGGTCCTCGGTGATCGGCGAATTCTCGGCCCGAAATGAGCCAACCGGGAGCGAGACCACACGAGCGAAAGCGAGCGTCTGGCTGGTCATCGGGATCATGACCGCGCCGGCCTTCATCGAGACCGCCTGCGCAACCAGCGCCTCAATTATCATCGCGCTCAGCGGTGCCGGCACCATCGCGCCGCCGGTGCCGATGGAGCCTTCCGCCAGCACGCGCCGCTCGATCTCGTTGCGCGCTCCGAAATACATCGCCCGCAAGAACTCGCCGAGGCCAACCTCGCTGCGCTGCTCAGGCGGGAGGAACGAGGACAGCTTGTCGCGATACGTGAGCAGCGGCACCAGGTCGCCGGTTTGGCTACGCAGCGTGCGCCCTTCCCAGCCCTCTGGGCGCGGCGACAGGCCGCCCTCGAACACGCGCAGCTCAGGCCGCTCGGTGCCGCTGAGCGGTCGTGCTGGTGCCGTCCTGGCGTGATCGGCGAACAGTGCCGCGCGCTTCTCGGCAGCATTGAGCGCCGCGGCCTCGGCCTCGATGGCAGTCAGTTGCGCCTGCACATCGTCAGGAAAAACGAGGTCTGGGTGCGCGGTCTCAATCGCGTCCTGCTTCGCGCGGAGGTTTTCTCGGCGAGCAATGATTTCCGCCACGTTCATTCGATTTAAACTCCTACTTTTTCCGGCACCGCTCGCGCGGCCCGGTTGCGTGGCGATGCGCGCCACGACAATTCGACATTGAAAAATGCACGGCTGGCCCGCGCAACGATTGACGATGCCACCGCCGGCAGGTCCAGCACCGTCACAGCGCCGTCGAATCGCGGATCGCTGGAAACGCCGCTGTTGAAGGCGGCTGACAGGTCGGCGGCAAACTCCTCCGAGCCGTCCGCCCACCATGCGAAAAACCGCGCTGGCACCGCCTTGATGCCACGGTCGCGGAACAGCCGCCGGCGCAGCCAGTCGGCCTGATCGCCCCACGGCAAACTATGCTCGCGCGCGATTGCCTCGAGCTGCTCGCGGACCGCCGGACCGCCGCCCCGTGGCATCGCCGCAACCGCCTTGCGCGCTGCCGCCTCGCCCGCCTGCGCCTTGGCGAGCCAGTCCGCATC